CCCCTCCGAACAGAGGCCGGTCGTCCCGGTAAATGTAGCTGTTGGAGCCGTCGTCGGCGTCATCGATATGAACCGATCCCACCCGATGATAGACCAGGCAGATCGGGACGGTATTCGCGACGAGAGCCGGAGCCGTCGGTGACGCGTCCTCTGCGCCCGTCGAGATCGCCAGAGCCCCGGCGTCGGTGAGGTATACCCGATCTATCCGGGGTTTGGCGGAGGGAGCCGACATGGCCGGCGAATTGCCCCCCGCGAAGCTCACTAGAGCCCCGTTTATGTAAGCCTGGAACTCCGGGACGTAGATGGTCATGTCCGGCGTATCTTGAGCCCTGGGGGCCCCTTTCGCGATGGTATCGTTGATGAGGGAGGCGAGCCTATTGAAGAGGTCGGCATCCAGGCTCCCCGCACCGATCGCGTTCCAGTGGACGGGATCAGGCGGCTCATCATCGGTCGACGTTGCTATGCAGAGATACGTCACTCCTTCATGAGAAACCACATCCAGCGGATCGTATTCTGTCAGCGCTGACCACGCGCCCATCCAATTCAGGGTGGCGGCCGGCCCCTCCGGCCCCTGGATGCCTTGCTCCCCTTGTGGCCCTACTAGCGAGGAGACCGCGATCAGATTCTCCCATTCTCCGTCGCCGAGACGCCACTGGATATAGCCTCCGTCTACTCGGATGGTGACCTCCTCACCGTCGGCTCCGGCTGGTCCCGCCGGCCCCTCCGGCCCCAGTAGATCAGCGAACTCTATATATTTTGTTTCTCCCGCGTCCATGTCCACAATCGGAATAATGTCACTGTCGGCAGGAGTCTCCAGCGGGTTCAGTTCAGATATTTTTATTCCCATACGTATGCCTCACGGTCTATATCTGTCGCGCCATTCGATGACATACTCGTCCGTCCCCGCAATGCTCAGTTCCGCCGACTCTCCGGCCGGGACTATCGGGATCTCGGATATGGCGATGTGTCTCCACTGCTCGATTTTCAGGCTCGGTATGGAGATAGATGTCAGATCGCCGTCGGCGGCAATTCGGATATATGCGTTTTCCATTCCCTCGGCTTGAGGGACATAGATCATCATCTCCCTGCCAGTCGTCCACCGCGGGCTCTGCGAATCGATCACGGTCTGCCACGAGGCTTCACCGTCGGTCGAAACGTCGATCGATGCTATGCCCTCCCCTGTCAGAGTGGGCCGGATGGTCAGCAGCAGACCGCCCTTGCGGATCGGGAAAACTCCGGGGAGATCATATATTGCATATCCGGACGTTGTGATCACAAGTTCCCCGTCGGATACTGATGCATTCGATGACGATGACTTGTCGGCCGCGAACTTATCCCCGTCATCGAACATATCCTCATACAGTTGATATAGCTGACCGAATCTGTCCATTGTCAGCTCCTCATCGGACATGAGCGATGGAGCGACGAGGACGGACGCATCACCGATCGTGATTGTGACATCGGCCCCACCGACGACCGATAGCGAAAACAGGAACGCGTCCAGCGTCCCGTCATTCTGAATGTACGTAGGCGATGGGAATGGGAATAACATCTCCTCACCATACTCTGCCAGGAGGGCTTGGCCTGCCTCTGACAGCAGCGGAGCATACCCGAACGTCGGGGCCGCGGCATAGAGCTCCGCAGCCTCGGCCCAGAACTTAGCGGTCTTCCGGACGATCCCCGCCCCCCCGGCCGCTGGCTCGATCTCGGTATCTCCCACCGAGCCGTGGACGACCGCGAACCGATCAGCCCGGCCGAAATAGAGGCGGTCCGTCTCCTGATCCCCGGCGAGGTCATCGATGAGAGCGGTGATCTCGTCCTCATCGCCTATCTGGTCGGCGAGGTCCGGCCGGAATATGAGGCCCGCCACCAGGGTGAGGGGATCGCGGCCCTCCTGCCAGACGACGGCCCGGTTGCCCCCGATGATGGGTGAGGTCTTCGCCCTGCGGCCCGCGCCTTTGGCCCGCCGGGGCCCCCACTCAACATAGGAGGAGATGTCGGTATCTCCGATCTGGATTTTTCGCGATATTGAAGTCATGGTTTCGTGATCCCTCTGACTGTGCCAGTTATATCCGAATTTTGCGATATCGCATATCTTCGAATCATCAACACCGATATCGTTTCGAGATTACCATCCAATCTGCAAAATTGTGATATATCTAAATCGCTAATAATATTCCCATATATTGGCTTCGCTGTAAGATACGCGCATCGCGCTCCGTTAACGGTGACGATGCAGTCCACCGCCGCATCTGGATTTTCTTGTGAAGTCGTCCCGGACGAAGATAACGAAAACAATACCAACCCGGCATCGGTCCCAAAATCATCGGGCGTGAAATTCATCTCAAATTCATATCCTGAAATATATATATGACCACTCGCTGTTCCGATAGTGTTGTGTCCTGACAACATCAATCCATCTTCCCATGACGTGATGCACGATACCGACGTGGTGATTAATCCGCTGACATCCTCCCAATCTTTCCCCCAATTAGTCGATCGGTATAATTCTCCGGCACTAGACGATGCGACCACAAATCCATTGCGGAACGCGTGAAGCTTTTGGATTGTCGTGGATGGGCTGTCATAGACTTCCGTCCAAGTTGTCCCGTAATCTGTCGATCTAAAAATCTTTCCACCGCGACTAGATCCTGCTAGTATTATACCAGACGTCCACCCTGCCAACGAATATATGAACAATTCGGATGAATCGTAGACTTCCGTCCACGTCGCTCCATAATCTGTCGACCTGAAAATCTTTCCACTTGGGTACGTCCCTGCAAATCCGTGCCCCGTGGGGATTGCACATGTCCCGAATATATATTGCTCGCTAGTATTATACACTTCGGCCCAAGTTTCTCCGTAATCCGTTGACCGCAAAATACGGCCATTTGCTGATGTCCCGGCAATTGCGTATCCATTTTCCCATGTAGACATTGCCCATATCTGCGATCCAGATGAATCGTAGACTTCCGTCCACGTCGCTCCATAATCTGTAGACCTGAAAATCTTTCCGTTTGGGGAGCTTCCCGCAATTGCGTATCCATTTTCCCATGTAGCTATTGAAGTAATATTATGTTCAGGTGTTACATTTTTAGCTACTGCCCAGGTTACCCCTCGATCCGTAGATCGAAAAATCTTCCCGCCCGCGCCTGAGCCACCGTCACCGGTCCCGGCTATTGCAATATCGTCGTTCTGAAACACCCCAATTGATGCAATAGTTTTTTCTCCGGTACTATATATGTGTGCGAACATATTTGACTCAGAACTATATGAGGCCTCCCCCACCAACCTGTCACGATACGCCTCTATCGCTCCGGTTTCGGATCGTTCCAAAAACGCCGTTAGCAGCGACAGATCTGGCGCTCCGACGACGGCCACCTCCCCTGCGATCGTCTCTCGAATAGATCGAATCTGAGCCGCGAATTTCTCACCGCCCTCGAGATCCAATTCGATCCAGTCTCCTACATCCATACCGCCTCGATACAGATCGATCTCTACCGGCGCGTGTTGATGGATCGCATCGTAAAAGTCATCAGTTGCCTGGTCCAGGTGGCCCCACGGTGGAAGCCTGGCACCGGGGAGCTGGTAGGTAGTCTCAAGCCACGCCTGACCCGGACACAGCAGCTCGCCACGAGCGTACCGCACGCCCTCTATATTTTCCGCGCCGGCGCCCATCCCGACAACGCAAGAATACGGGATATATCGAGGTGGCGAGATCTTCTGTAGACTGAAATCATCGCCGATGTGCAGCGACGCGTGGGGGGCCGACTCCGACCCCCTCGCCTTCGGAGTCGCCGAAATGTCCAGATAGACGTAATCCTCCTCTCTCCGAAAGACGACGTACTGCCCGGTCTCCCCGACGAGATCCCGGATCAAGCCCCAGATCTCGGTCTCGCCAACCTCGTACGGCGCTCCGACCTCGGAGTCGGTCGCCACGGTGCCTAGCCGGACGTGATTTTCTGCCCACCCGTCGGCGGCGATCACATCATAGATATCCCCCGTTCCGGCCCCTCGGACATAGAGGTTATCCCCCGAGATCGCATAGCGATAGGTCCCTCCTGCGATCGAGGATAGGGTGGACTCGGCGAGCTTGTGGCCGCCGTAATAGATATCGTGACCGGTGACGAGCGGTCCCCATCCCTCCAGAGTTCCCACGCCATCCGAATCCCATGACACGATCCCGGTGTCCTGACCGTCGCAGATCTTCGACCTGCTGAGCCAGAGGAGGCCCATGCAGTACTGAGTCGCCCCGGCCCCCTGTGGCGGGGCGTCGGAGGAGAAGATGTCGGATAGGGTGAGCCCGACGCCGCCGGGATAAATGATCTCTGGCGCGTATCGGCACTGGAGAAGGGCTTCGGCGGCGATGCAATCATACCGCCTCTGCCCTCCCACGGCGCTGTACTCGATAGAGACGACTGAGCCGATGAAGAGCACGTCCCCGGAATCCGAAACGGCCCGGACCCTCGCCCCCATTCGGATATGATCGATCTCCGAAGCGATGGACAGAGAATCGCCTAGATCGTTCTCCAGGGAGCGGAAGAGTTCCGGGTCGGAACCGTCGATGACGAACTCGGACGACTGTCCAGGATTCTGAAAATATAGCATCATCGTAACTCCACCTGGAGACGTCTGCATCGTGTCACGCCGTCGCCCCTGCCACTCCAAATCTGGCAGTAGAGGTATATTCCTGCCTGGAGATCATCAAGCTCCTGCTGAGTCCATGTTGCGCCGGAATAAGGATTAGTAATCCATTCATCCTCGAAGCGTTGATAGACACCGATAAGAGATCGTTGCGCCCCCCAATATACCGTACTGTGTGTTTTTATAAACGCTCTCGAATACCCGACATCCATACCACGTTCTAATATAGCATCATGGACAAGAACTACCTTGAAATCGAATGATGGCTTAGCTTCGTTGCTGAGGTTCCAAAGGGCCGTGCCGGATGCTTCTGCCCCGCCAATGCGACCAGCGTCCGCCAAGATATAAATATCCCCTGTCAGCGTTGATGAGATCTTAGATCCGAGCGTTAGTGTCTTTATCGCGCTCTGCCCATATCTCCCGATGCCCCGGACGGTGATCGTGTACCCGAGCGTCTCCGAAAGGGTCCCCGTGGGGTCGGTGACGGCGATCTCCAGCGTCTCCTCGGTTCCATCGAGCGCGCACCACTCAGTGATGTCCAGCCCCTCGAAGATCGGATCTTTTCCCCAAGGCTGATGGGGGATGATCGCGATGACCTGGCCTGCTGGATAGGTGGTGTTGGTGATGGTGAGGGTCCACGTGACAGCGAGGTCAGACTCGTCCGAGTCTCCGGGTGTCGTAGCCCTGAGATCGACCAGGATCTCGGCAGTGTCCCGGTCACTGGATGCCGTCGGAGTCCAGGATATAGAGCCCGTAGTCCCCGGACCGATGTTGTCGGTGGCCTCCTGATTCCCGAACGCCTGCCCCGCCCGCATGGCGGCGATTGCAGCCGACGCCTGTTTTTCGAGATACGCATTTCTGGGGCTGGCATACTTTCCCCCGAGCCGGATCTGTCGGAGGGGCGACAGATCGCGGGATATCTCCGATATCTGAGCGGTGGCGATCTCCGAAGGCGAGATCTCTACATCGAGCCAGTCACCGGGCAGGAAGTAGTCGATCGCTGTTTCCAGGGAGATAAAATCCGCCTCGGAGACATCGCCCCATTCTGCATCAGCGATATCCTCCAGTCTGCCTTTCGGGGACAGTCTCCCCTCCGAGACGTCTAACGTCTGCTCTATCCAGGGCCCTCTTTTCGAGAGATCCGCCTCTGTGTAAATCACCCTAGACACCCCTGCCCCAGCCCCACGACAGATCAAGGCAGTCGGAGGGATATCTCTTGGCGCAGTTCGCTTGAGGCTGATATAATCGCCCGGCCCGATGGAGAACGCGCCGCCCGACGACGAGCCCCGGACCCACGGATTTATCGACCCGTCTAGGTACGTCAAATCTCCGACGTGCCGAAGTCGAAGATAGATCCCCATATCGAAAAGAAAATCGTGAATAATCTGCCAATAATTGTCATCGTCGCCGGAGACGTCCAGAGCCGCGAGGAGGTAGTCGCCTGATCTGTCCAGGTTGCCGAGCCGGAGCCCGGTATCCTTGAAGTTGTCGATGCAAACCGGCCCGAAATCACCGACACCTGCGCCATAGACATAAAGATCGTTATCTCGATAAATCCTGTACGTTCCGCCGCTGATATCTCCGAGGGAGTCTACCTCAGTGCAGAGATGGCCGCCTACGTAGACGTCTTTCCCCGCCGTCCGAGGATGTGACCCCCAGTTGGCCCACTTCCAGACTCCAGCCGTTCGAGAGTCCGCTGTTAGCGGGAAGTAACTATGAGCCATCCAGATTAGGCCTGGCACGTACTGATCCGTTCCGGCTGATTGGCTGGGAGGATCGGACGACAGGACTTGGGCCAGCGTAAGCGCGGAATAGCCCGAGACGATGGCCGGCGCTCCCCATCGCATCAGGCCCCACGGCACCCGGCTCTTCAAAATTTGAGGGATGGATATGCACTTGATTTTCAGGCATCCCTCAGTCTTCCCCGTGGCGGCGTTGTAGAATGTTGCCCCTTCGCGAGAGGCCGCTGCACCACGATAAATCGTGTGGCCGTTCTCGACCATCTTGAGCCACGACCGATCCCGAACGGGTGCCCGGTACGATACCTTGAACTCCAGATCCTCCCCCTTGTCGAAGTCTCGGTATTGAGTATGGCGGAGATCCATGATATCGATCTGATGATAGGTCCCAGTAGCGTCGGCGACGTAGACCTCTTGCATCTAATGCCCTCCCCTGAGCCTGCCGACGTAAGCATCGCTAATCTCGATCTTCAGCTCTTCGGCCACTTCGCGGGCGATCTCCCTGGCGTCCCCGCCACCGTAGACGGTTATCGGGGCGTTCACTGTGACGCCCCCACCCCCTCCCGCCGTAGCCACCGCCTGCTGAATCATGGGAAGAAGATCCCCGAGAGGGGCGACCACTTCGGGCGTCCGGGCGTCCCCGACGACCGCCCGGACGGGAGACGAGATGATCCCGCCGGGGGCGAACGAGAGCCAACCACCCGGAGCAAGCGTGCCGTCGGCATAGTTTCCGCCGCTGGGTCCCCACGTATCCAGGACTCCGGGGTTCATGACCTCCAGCCAAATGGGCTTCGTGGTGGGGGCCATGATCTCTGCCTCCAGACGATCCAACTCGGTCATCGCGGGGGATATGTCGGCGAGGACGGGGGAGATTTTCTCCGTCTTGATGTCGCCCTCCAACTTTTCCAGCTCGGTATTCGCCGCAGCCGGATCGAGTTCCAGGTCGACTTCGACTGCGTACTGGAAGTAATTTTGCGCTTCGTATCCTTCTTTGGCCCCCTGACCGGGCCCCGCCCATCCTTCCGTCGGGCCGATGTAAGACCTGGCGAACATGTCCTCCTGGGCTTCCTGCCACGCGCCGAATCCAGACCACCAACCGGGCATAATACTGGTCGTCGTTTCGGCGGAAGCTTTTTCCAGTCCGGCCTTCCCCGCCTTCGTGAAGTATTTGGCTATGGCGTCGATGGCTTCAGGATCGATCTCTTCCGGGATCACCGATAGCAAGAAATCTTTGGCCAGTGATACCGTACTTTTCTCGTAATCCCAGGGGTTCGTGATGATTCGATAGGCTGCTTCTGCATCGGAGCCGAGTTCGCCGACGATCTGGCTCAGAGAATACAGATCGTCGGCGAACTCGCGGAGTCCCTTCTTTGTTTTTGATCCGTCGTATTCCTCCCAGAAGAGGGCCTCTCGGAGCGCGGAAGCTTCTGGTGATACTTTTGCCGTAACTTCTGCGATGTAAGGCTCGCCGGCGTCGATATGCTTTTGAAGCTCCGCGTTTATTCCAGTTGTATCTATATTATTCGCTATATTGTAAGACCGCTGCTCCAGCATCCCTACAAGACGGCCCCACCAACTGAGGGCGGCCTGGCCCCCAGCCTCCTCGAACGCCTCGGGATCGGCTAGCTTGAGATCTGCTAATTGAGTTTCGATATCAGAAGCTTCTGACGCCGTGATCAGCCCGTCCTCGAATGCCGCCCAACCGTCTTCTGCGACGTCTCCGAGTAGATCGGCCATCTTGTCGCCGAGCCCGCCGACGGCGAACGGCTTTTCGAGGGCCTCGCTAAACGCAGTTTCAAATTCCGCCTGGAGCCGTTCGGCTTCGGCTTCGAGGTCAAGCTTCAGTTCGGCTTGCGCCCGCATCTCGGCGGCCTCGCCGTGCTTCCCAAGAGCGTCTAACAGAGCAGCTTCGCGCTCGACGGGATCAATGAGGGCCCAAAGTCCGGGGAGCTGTGTCCGGATAGCGTTCATGGCAGCCTGAGGTGAATCATATGCCAGCCCAGTGAGCGATTTCCCGTTGATGTGGACCGCCCATTCCAATTGGGCATCGGGAGTATGTATTATTTCAATCGTATCCGACCCGGCGGATACCGTCCCCGTCCTGGAGAATCGCGGGACCGTCTTCTCGTGGTAGTCGGCCCACCGCTTCATTTTGTCGTTCCAGGCATTCATGTAGCCGGAGGCAGCGGCGGAGCCAGCCCCCTCGCTGTCGACGTCTTTTAATTCCTTCTCGATACTGACACCGAGATCTGAAATGATATCGTTGAACGCAGCCAGATACTCATCGGCTGACATGTTGCCAGCGTTGGCGTTCAAGTCGGCCATCTGGCGGGTAAACTCAGTACCAAACTCTTTTGATCCGGATAAAACGCCATCGAGAGCAGTTATATATTCGTCTGCTGATATTTCTCCAGACTCAAACATCTCGGTGATCGGGCCGATGACGTATTCAGTAGATTCTCCTAATTGAGCATGGACATCTGAAATTGAGTTGATAGCATCCTGGTATTGAGTCGCCGATATCTCGCCTTGAGAGAACGCATCTTGGATCGGGCCTGCGATCGAATCAAAATCAGATCCAAGAGAAGTGACGGCGTTGGCAACGTCGTCCATTATGTTTTTGTACTCTTCCGCCGAAACCGTACCGTCCTCGAATGCTTGGGTGAGAGGTTCAAGAGCCTCGTCAGCCCCGTCACCAAGCTCCTCCGAAACGGTGGTCATGTCCTCCAGGATGGAGATGTAATCTTCAGCGGAGACCGTGCCGTTCTCAAATCCTTCGGTCAGGGGGCCGATCATGTCGGCGGCGGCGTCTCCGACCTGCGAATAAATCTCAGATACGCTTGATAAGGATTTTTTGTACTGATCAGTTGTCAGTTTCCCCGTCGTCGCGAACTCTTGGAGCGAATCCATAAGTCCGGTAGTCGGACCTTTCATGCCAGCGCTCGATACCTCTTTCAATCCGCTGAGGTATTCTTGAGCGGTGAGCTTCCCAGCATCTCTGGCGGCCTGGACGTCGGCCATATCCTTCACCCACTCGTCGCCGATCTTAATCTGACCGCCCGCCGATTTTAGACCGTCGCTCAGCGCCCCAGTGACATCTCCAACGAACGAACCGACAAGACCTCTGGTTTCAGTTCCGCCAGAGAGGACTTCACCTACCTTATTATCGAGCTTTTCTAGTCCTTCGTATAGTTCATATGCCCCTCCGGTAAGCCATTGCCATCCCTGTGTTCCGAGACCGATGAGGGCTTGCGTGATGTCGTTCACGCCTTTCATCATCTGAGTGAGATATGGCAACAAAACGGCACCGATTGAGGTTGCAGCGACAGATATCTTTCCCTTGAAAATGTCTATCTGAGCATTTAGAGTTTCCTGAGACTTGGCGTAAGCTTCGTTCAGGCTGGAAGCGTTCTCCCACGCGCTCGCGCCTGTCTCCAGCGCCGCATCGAGGCCCTCGATCTCCTTTGTGACCGGATCGACCTTCCCAACTAGCATCCCCATCATCTGGCCGCCCGTGGCCCCGAATTTCTGGAGGGCCTGCCCCTGCTCCTCGATTGGAAGCTCGGATATAGCGACGGCGAGCTCCTGGACGGTCCCGATGGCATCTTCTCGGATGGCCTCCTGGAACTCCGTGGCGTCCATGTCCAGCATCGACGAGATGCCGCTCTTGTCGTCCCTCATCATATAATTGAGGGCATCTTTCAGTGACTCGCCTGAGGTCTCGGCAGTCATGCCGAATGCCTGGAGCTGACCGATGAGAGCCGCCCACTCCGAAAGCTGATCTGGCGACGGTTTCAGCATCGCCATCTGAGCCGATACCTTTTTCATGCCGGTGACGATCGATTCTTCAGAAGTCGCCATCGAGTCGGCAAGATCGTTGATGGTGGACCCCATACGGTTGCCGAACTCGGTCCAGGTCATCTCGGCGGGCTTCACAACCGATCCGATTTTTCCAATAGATTCGCTTGCAGCGTCCGCCGACATGCCCCAGGCAGACGACATCTTGAGAATCGTCTCGGTATAATCGGCGATCTCTTCCGGCGCTATTCCCATCCGCCCGGCTCCGGCGGCGGCTCCGGCTATGGACTCCATCGATGCGCCAGTTTCGCCTCGGATGGCGAGGAGATCGGAGGAAAGTTTTGAGAACCCTGCTTCAGTGGTGTTCGTGACTTTTTGGACATCCACCATGAGGTCCTGCCACGTGGCGGCGCTAGAGACGCATTTACCGAGCCCGACGCCGATCACGGCGACAGAAGCCCCGATGCCTAGAAGAGCGATCCCGGCGGGTCCGAGGGCGGTGGCGAAGGTCCCGGCAGCCTGTCCCAACATTCCAAACTGGGATGTCATCCCCGTGACGAGCTGGTTGCCGAGCTGCTTTCCAACGTCGCTGAAGTTCCCTCCCGTTAGAGACGCCTTGAGCCCGCCCGTTATGTTGGTCCCGGCATTGTGCATCATGCCAGGGATCGAGCCCAGGCTCTTCTCCAGGGGGCCGAGATCGGCCCCCACCTCTACAAACGCCGCGCCGAGTTTTTCCGAGACCATAGTTTAGGCTCCTTCGATATTGCTCCTCTTGAGAGAAAAATAAAAGTTTCAACTTCAGTTATCATAAATATCGGCGATGAAAGGTGCTCCGAGAGGAGGGGATGATCACCCCTCCGGCACCGGATGACCGAGGCGACGCGCCTTAGCGATCGCCTTTTCCCTCAAGCTTTTTTCAGCCTTCACCCCCTCTCCTCCAGGGAAGAGGTCAGCGAAGGACTTCGGGTGTTTGCCGAATAGATTTCCGACGCACCTTGAGATATCCCAGGCGAGGATCTGCTGGTTCCGGGCGTCGGCCTCCTGCTGCCGCCTATGGCGATAGAGGAGAGGGAGCAGATCGTTTAGGCAGTATTCGGCGGCTTCGTCTGGGCGGATGCCGAGTTCGATGAAGGCGATCCGAGAGCGCCAAGCTTTTTGGCTCTCCGCTCCAAGTCCTTCATCGTTTCCTGGATGATCTCCAACGTCTCCGCCTTCAGCTTTGCCTTCTGAAGCTCGTCGAAGGTAGTCCATCTCTCCTGCATCGAGGCAAGAATAAAAGGGTTTTCCGCAAGCGCCAGAGATTCGAGGAGCGCCCGGTTGATTTCGATCGTCGTTAGGCCCTCCTCGTCAATCTTGGAGACAAGTTCATCTCGGCTCAAACCAGAGCTATGTTCTAGGGCCATTATTCGAATCTTGACATCCGAATCGACGAAGGTGCTCAGGATTTCAAATGCCCCTGGCAACCGACCGCCTACAAGTACCTTCTGCCCCCTGAGGTATTCTCTCGCCTCTTCCTCGAATCCCTCGGAAGCGAGGATGCCCCATTTCAGATCGATCGATCCGAGCTTTACGGTACGAAGTCCTTTTGCTTTTGTCATGATATTTCTCCCTCGTTTCTGGGGGGTCATAAGTATCGCCCCCCTATCTGAAAGTCGCCCAGAACTTAAAATAACGATTCTGGATAATAATGTAATTCAAAGAGTTGAGGGAACCCCTCTCCCGGATCTCCTCAGCGATCCGATGTCATCGGGGACACCTCACTCCACTACCCGATACATCGGATGTTTAGCTCCCGAAATAGTCAGAATAGCTTTTGTCAGGTCGTCCGGACCTCCCGGCCAGTCTACACTTTCGATGTAGCCGAACCCCACGCACATGATCCCGGAATCCTCCACATCATAGAACTGGAAGAGGAGCCGGACTCCATCCAGGTCTTCCCAATCAATCGCACCCAGACCCCCGGATAAGGCCGTCTCCTCCAGAGCCGCGACGATACCGGCGCCAGTCTCGCCGGAGACCACTTCAGCCCGGACCTTCAGAGCCCGAACGTCTACATCCGCGTTAAGCGCCTGGACGACGTCTTCGGCGGTGGACGTGATCGACCCATCAGTGACGGCCAGAGTCACATCGATATCGGTGCCGGTGACGGTGACGGCGATGGTCCCGGTGCCGCCGGGGTTGGTCATGGTGAGGGTAATCGAGTTCCCGGCCACCCCGCCCTCGAAATGTATTAGCCGAATGTGGCTATTGGCGTTGCCCCCGGTCGTCGTGAGGGTAGCGCAGATCCCAGCGTGTAGAGTGTCGATGGTAGCGTTCCAGTCTTTGATCGTTGGGAACCTCTCCACCGCCTCGTCGCCGTAGCACGTCACGTCTTCGAATGACTTGAGCCTTTTGTACGTTCGGTTCTTACATGCTGATATCTGAGTAGGGGAGAGGTACTTCCCGCTTGCGCACTGAACAACGTCGGTGCCATCGAGGGCCGAGCTTAGAACAATATATCCGGCACCGTACCAGATCTCGCTCGGAGTCAGAGTCGAGAACTCCCCAACACCACCATCTTGCCATTCGAAGACCGGCGCCTCCGAATCCAGAAGTGCCCGCTTATCGGCGTCGGTGATCCGATAGACCGTATATCTGGCGTATCCCTGGTCGGTGAGGTCTACCTCCTCCATTGCTTCATCACTATATGACGACCCGGCCCCCGAACCGTAAAAGACGGCTACATAGGAGCCCGGCGTCGGGGCGAGTGCCATCTGTACCACCTCACGTTATAACGGCCCCGCCGGAAGGCGCGAAGGTTACATTCATGACCTGCTCACTGGCGGGATCGCCGGAGATCTCACAGTCCTGGACGTAGGCCGTGATGGTGAACGTTCGGGACCCCTTCACCGCGACGTATACAGAGGCGTCGCCAGAGTCGTAGTCGTCCAGGATGTCCTGTTGCCCGACATCGGCTGGATCATAGATCAGGACGGCGGAGAAGTCTACATCCTTGATCGTTGGGAACCTCGCCACGGCGGTATCTTCGTCTGCGGTTACTTCTACTATGGTTCTCTTCGGCCTGATATTGAGCGTTCGGATGCCCAACACCGTCACCGAATCGATGGTCAATCTCTGCGTTCCTACTTCGGGTGCCAATACCATTTCTTAATCACCTCTATTTCTAAGAATCCGCTATGCAGCGGATGACCCTAAAATCGATCATGAATACGTGCCGCCCGTTCTCGTCCACATAATGATCGGGGTGGCGGCCCTCCCAGATCATCGCCACTGAATGACCGAACGCCGTTTTTTTGTGGAGCGCGTCCCGGATCGCCAGGGCGTCGGTTTGCGCCGTCTCCAGGGACGCCCTCCTCACCTGGATCTGAACGCGAGGCTTCTCGATATCGCCCCCGCTCACGATATACCCGCTCCCCCCCGCCGGGAAGATGGCTATCTGCGAGGCGCTGGATTCGTCGAAGCCGTATGCTCGGATGTTGGAATATCCGGCGGCGGTGAGGGCGTCGGCCACATCCTTGACGACCGGATCCATGGTCATTTTTTCACCTCAGATACCGTCCGAACGATATCAGAACGAAGGTGAGGAGGGACACCCCTCCGAGGATGTACCATCTCCAGTTTTCCAGGGCGACCACCCGGCACTCCAGATCATGCTGTGTCTCGCAGATGCCCCCCTTCCCGGTGATCTTCGCATTCAGATGGCGCAGCTCGCCCGCTATCTGAAGGAGGAGCTCTCGATCGGTCTGGGGAGCATCCGCCGACGCCATCTATTCGCCCCCGGTGGTCTGCCCCCTGGTAGCGAACCAGAATGCAGCGATCGTGCCAATGATCTGACCGAAGCTCTTCACGAGATCGATCATGACGGGATCCTGCGAATACGTCGCCATCCCGCCGAGGACGAGGAAGACCGCCAGGAACAACACCGTGACGACTAACCCCTCGCCTGGCATCACTCCTCCCCCGTCGGCTCGGTGAGCGCATATTCGTATAGGCCCGCAGCCTTCAGCCGATCCTCCAGGGCTTCCACCGGGTCCACCCGGCGGCCCATGCCTGTCGTCCACTCGATCCACTGTCGCCGGGTCATCCCGAACGATCCGCCGGGAACGTCGCCGCATTGCGGGGACGCGACATACTTGAGTCCCACAATCCGGGTTCCCGTGAACCCGGTGGGCATCAGGATGGCCCCCGGATCGTTCGTGCATCCCAACCGTTTCGTCGGCTCGGTGGAGCACCCCTCCAGGGGCTCCGCCCAATTCGTCTCCGGACAACATCCTATCTTTTCTTCCGCCATTATATCGCCTCGATGAACAGCTCCGTTTCGATCGGAGCCGACACGCTAGTATTCACGTCGAATGATCCTGTCATGTCCACTTCTGCCAGATGGGCCGGATTGCCATGACATCCGACGGCCTGGATGATCCTCTCGCGGTACGTCCCGACGCCTTTCAGGGCGTACACCGAAGATCCGTCCTCCACGCGAGCTCGCGACGAGAGGACCGTAGCCCCCGAGGCCTGAGCCAGATGGGAGAGGCCGTAGTTCCCGATCATCCGGAACGATCCGCCCTCGCCGTCCATGTCCAGGCCCGCGAAGGCTCCAGAGTCGGTCAGGATCTGGCCGTAAGCCATGCTGGCGTTGCGTCCCCCCGCAGCCACCGTCTGGCCTCCGAGGCTGGACCGGAGCGAGAAGTCCCCGTCCCCGGCGTAGTCGCCCCTGATCTCGATACCGGCGGCCGGGGCGATCATGGTCATAAGGAGGATGGGGACTGATAATATCGCAAATCCGTTCATGTTTTCCATCTCCTAAGTTTTGCGTAAATGTTTTTCTACGTATTTCGCCGCGTTCGGTGCCAATTGCTCCACCGGATCAACGATGAAATGGCTTTTGCCGGTCGTGTGATTGAGAGATGCGTCCTGATGCTGCCGATAAATGTAGCTCTCCGCCGGGCCACCACCGCCGAGGACGATCACGCCCCGTGCGTCGTCGCGTTCGGTTCCCAGGGAGTTTCGCATCGTCCCACCATTGACGGGCGCTACCGGGCACTGCCTTTTCATCTCGGATAGGACCTCTCCCTTCGCCCATTCTTCGACCCCATCCAACGCCGCCTCTTTCGCCCGCGCGATGACGGCTCCGGCGGCCCATTCGGTGATCCGGATACTCATAGCCTCACCTCATATTCTATGATCTGACCTCCGACGCCCGTCGGTGAGAGGACCGCCAGGACGGGGCGAGGATCCCCGCCGTTGTAGATCACGAAGTCGCCCGGCTGGACGGCTGACATGGTGCGGAGGAGGGCGGTGGAGGTGATCTCCTGGCCGCTGGCGGTGCGGACGAGCTTGATCTCTTCGGTATATCGGCATTTCTGGTTTTCATAATCGGTATACGTCGGCCCGTACAGGCCCGAGCCCGTCGCCTTCCGCCAGACGAAGGTTTGGTGCATGGGGGTTATGCTCATTTCTTCGCCACCAGAATCTCAGTGCACCGGCATCTCGGATGCAGAGTCGGCCCGTCGCCGCCGCCCTCAAATTGCCCATTGGGGAGTTCCGCCCTTTTCCCGGACATGGGACGGCATAGGGGGCATAGCCTTTCGTCCGGGGTGACGAGCCATTCGCGCTCCCAGTCGTCAGGGCTCAGGATGCCCCGCTTTACCGCCCCCCGGTTGGCTTCTCGATATCCCTCGTTGGCCGCCTTGTGGCCCTCAGTGAGGGCTATTGTCCCGGCTCGCCACTTGAGGAGCTTCTGACGGTATCGGTCCACCGCCAGCTTGCGGGCCGATTCGTCCATGTCCAGCTTCTCAAGACCGGCCTCGAAGTTTCGGACGGCCTGAACGTGCTGGGGGATGAGTCCGACGTTCTGCTTGATGATCTTGATTTGTTCATTCGGCGAAAGTCCCTCCTGGAAACCTCGAAGGATCGTCTCTCGGATCCCGGCCTTCGTCCCGGCGTCGATGTACTTGATCTCGTCGCCGCAGAACTTTTCCAGCCAGGCGATTGCCTCTGGGGATTTGAGGTCGAAAGAGACGCCCATCCCCACAAGCTTCCCGATCTCTTCGAGCTGAGCCTCGCCGCCCTCCAGGAAGGCTGCCTCGATGAAAGGAGAGGGGTCGAATTTGGTCGCTGGGATATTCTTTCGGCCGTCGATCTCTACCTCCCTCTGCCACGCCAGGAAGGCCTCGGTGATCGTCCTCGCCCACTTGTCGCCGACGTCCTGGGTAGTGGTCATACTATCTCAACAGATCCAGCTATCCAGCCCTGGAGAAGTTGTCTCGCCTTCCTCGATTGGAGGACGCCCGCACCCGCCCCCGGAGCATAAGTTTCCGACGTCGTCGAATAGGTAGCGTGGGTGACGCCCTGCTGCTGGAGGGACCGCCTCACCTTCTGGTCTGGAGCGGCGACGCCTTCTAGTATCGCCAAGGCTTCGAGACAGCAGGCCGCTTCGACTTCGGCCGGAACCTCTGAATAGTCGGGGAGGGTTGAACTCTGGTAATATATTTCTGAGTCATCTGGACGAGTTCGGGCGGCTATATCAGGCCGCCGGGGGAACTCGCGGGCCTGGTCCGGATCGTACTTCCATCCTTTCAGCATCAGACAGTCGATGGAATCGGACGCCTCTTCCAGCGCCGCCTCCTTCTGCGCACTCGTCGCGGCGGTCCAGGCCGCTATATCGACGACGTGGGCCGTGAGCCAAACGTCGGCATCTGTTGCCGAAATGTAGGAAGTCATCCAAATCAGTCCTCAGTCTTCTTCTTTCGTACTCTCTTCACCTGCTCCGGCTCCGGGTCGGTGAGCTCCGCCGAAAGAAGGATCTCGGCAAGCCTGGTGTCGATGTCGGCCAGATCGTAATCTCCATAGGCCCAGGTAGATTCATATGCCATCAGTAGTCCCCCCGCAGGTCGTCCTCTTTGGCCTCGACTAGATCGAGCCGCTTCGCCTCAAGTGCCTGCTTGCTATCGAAACCCAGCCGCGCATACATCGGCATCGGGTTCTTCACCTTCTTGGTCTCCGGGACCTCACCGGTCTTCTCGTCCATCTCGGTGACGATCTCCACCTCGGAGTCGTCCGGAACTCCCGCCAACAGCACCACCATAGCCTCCGGGCAATCCCGTTCCAGCGCCACTCTGTCGTCCGGTGACAGGTGGGGCCAATGCACGCCACGCCGCCTGAGTTCCGCCGCTGCCTGAGTCGAATCCGTAATACCGCCTCCTATGAGTCACCGTAATTTTTTTCTATACAGGCTCCGCGACCGCCCGAGCGCCGGCATCCGAATTCGCACCCCAGCGAGCGTGAGCCGCAACCCGACACCGCGAGCCGCAATACGAGCCGTAACCCCAATTGCCGCCCGCACGCAGCTTTACGTCTCCGGATGTACCCTGGCGTTGTATCGACCCCCGTGAGCCTGGGAGATCGAACCAAGACCACGCAGGATCTACCGTCGGATCTGTGAGTCCATCTATCCGGAAGCTCTGGTCAGCTAACCACTGGTACACGACCCCGCAACAGTCGATACATCCGCAGTTGGAGATCATGCTCCGGCCCGCAGTGTCGAGATGGTGGCCGGTCGTGCCTGGATCTGCGGACCCGGCGATGTTCGTCTCCTCGTTCGATCCAGCTGCGAATAGTTGGAACTCTCGATCTGTCGGCAGCCTGCATCCGACAGCGCCGAGATCGTCCACGAAATCCATCCAGTCGCGAGTATCGGATATCGTGCCGCCGTTCACGCTGGCGGTGTTGACGCCCGTGCCCGATACCAGGTATATCCCGACCCAGATGTTAGCCTCCTCGCACCAAATCATTCCCTCCGGGGCGGCGATGCCCCTTGGCCGGTGCATCAGATCCCAGATCGATCCGCTCCGGTTGTCGCCGCAGTGGATGTCTCCGATCGCGTGATTCTTGAACGGGTGGCCCACTGGCAGATTCACCATCGTCGCCGGGGTGCAGTGGAACCCCCCGATCTTTCGGGCGGTCGCGGCCGCATAACCGCTAGGAGTCGTAGAGTTGGCTGAAATCTTGATCGTAGGTGCCCGGCCGGTCGCTGGAACGCACGAGTACAGATAGAAATTTTTGCCGGCTCGGTTCGCCGGCGTCCTGTAATCGGTCCCGACGACGGTATCCCAGGTCGCTTCCAGCGCCAGATCTAGCTCGATCTGGTCGTCGAGGATGTACCCTTTCCCGCCGACGTTGACCTCAATCCCGTCAGCGGGCGACACTAGAACGTCCCGGTCGCCTGATTTCATCGACCACTTGTCGTCGATCCGCCGGACGTAGTGACCGGGTTTCGCGGCTAGATCGGGCTGGACGTAGATCATGCTACGTCCTCCACGTAGTAGCTGACGCCGCCGGTGATCCGATCGGCGGATACAGCGTCTAGCACCAGTGCCTCATTCGTCCCGAGGTTGATCGGGATATTCGGGGACAGCTCAATTGCCGAGAACTGTAGCGTCATGATCGTGGTCGATCCTGATTTGACGGCCACTTCGACGTTGGCCAGCGAGGTCAGGACGATCGATGTGATCCGAATACGTTTTCCGGCTCCTGGTGCTGGGACGATCGTCTGAGCTGACCCGGACGAGAAATCTATCGCAACGTGGCTGAGGGAGGGCGGGTCGATAGAACTGATTTTCCCGTCATCGTCCACCATGAGGGGGACGAGATCTCCGCCCACTGTCCGGCCATATGCCACCTTCGCACCGATCCGTCCGCCGTATACGATTTCTTCGTCTGCCATCATTCCTCCAGGATCTCGATCGTCCCCTCTTCAGCCATCAGGTCCAGGAGCGCATCGTCTAGGTAGATCCTAGCCTCGTCATACGGGACGATCTCGCCTTCATCGAAGACGTTGCCGCCCCTAATCGACGTCCGTCGGTTGAACCTCACGCGCCTCATCCGGGGCCTCCTTCTTTTTCCGGGATCGCTTCACGGGTTCGGGCCTAGGTTCGGGGGCGGGCTCTTCCGCCCCGTTCCTTGGATACCAGGTCATCCGCTCGTCTCCAGCACGGCGATGCGGGCGGCGAGCTCATCGAGGATCGCTGATATCGACTCGTTCGACGTGACGTTCGTCACCGCCGAGAAGTTCCCAATTTCTCCATATTGTGTGGTCGCGTTGGTCCAGAGATCGAGCACGTCTCCATCGAGTTCGTTGATCGCTGCGGCGACATCGTTGGCCGTAGTGGTGATATTCGCGATATCTCCGAGATAGTCATAGATGGTGGTAGTGTCCGAAGAAGCGATCGTTCCGCCGACGCTGAGGTTGCCGCTCAGGTACGCCCCGCCGTCGGAGTATATGTCGCCCACGACATTGACGTCTCCCTCCACGTCCTGGTCTCCGACGACGGTATGGTTTCCCCCGATATACCCGTCCCCGGATATATTGAGGCCCGCCCCAATGAAGTAGCCGGAGGTCGTGTAGTTGGTGGACCGAGGATACCATGAAGACTGAGAGGCGGCCGCCCCGATCAGGAGGGCCGCCGTTACGATGATTGCGACTAGTTCGCGTTTCATGTCGATCTCCTCACTCCGCGGGGGTGAGAGCTGCGAAGGGGAACCGGGTATCGTCGGTCTCGTTGACGAGGTTCTTCGGGTTCGGCAGAACCCATCCGAGCCGCATGGTGAGCCGGAGAGCTACCATATCGTTCTGGAAGAGGTTGTAGACAAGCGCCCCAGCGGCGTCATGGATCGAAGCCTCCGTCGCCACCTTCCAGGTGATGTCCTGGCGGATGCCATAGATGGCCTGGTTCCAGTCGCCCACTACCGCGAGGGCGATCGTGTCGTCCCATGCTCCGTTGTTCGGGAAGGTGATGGGGGCCCCGGCGAGCCTGTATCCGGTCGACTCCTTCATGTCGTTGAGGAAGAGGAACTGGCCGTTTGCGTCCCGAAGACCTCTGAGCCGTCCCATCATGGGGACGCCCCCCATCGCACCGTTGACGATGTACCCGTCCTGCTCTACCAGAGAGTAGAGACCGTTGTTGGCTAGAAGGGCGTCAGCTAGATCGGCGAACGTCTCCCCGGACCCCACGTCATCCATGCTCACAGAGTTGGACTTTGCGATCGCCTGGGTCACGATCCCATCCGGCCAGGAGGCCGGGGCGATCGATCCAGCAGAATTGTAGAGGATCGACTGATCCACCAGAACGCCGAGAGCTTCGACGAGACGGGGCTTGGTCATCCCCCACAGGTCGAAGTTCTGGGATGCCATGTCGGAGATCACGCTTTCGGGAACCGGGACGATGACGGCTATCTCCTCCATCGTCATGGTGACGCCGGTCCAGTCCATCTTCGTGGTCTTTTTCAGGTTGGCAGCGGCATAGTTGCCCGCCACCTCATCGACGAAGTAGGCGTTCGGAAAGCTGTTCAGCATCGGGATCCGCGTCACCTTCGAGGAGACGGGAGGCAGGCCCCTCATCTTCTGGAGGCAGAAGCTCTGAGTCGGGATGGCTTCGATGATCTGTTTGCTGTACTCAGTCGGCAGGAGTTCCTCCGACCTTCCAATAAAATTATCGTAGTCAGTCATAGGTAATTACCTCGTTATCGGCCCCCCCTGCCCGCTGCCCGGAGGACCATTCGATTGAATTCGTTGCCGGTCGGCGCCGATCCGCCTGGGGGCGTCGGCCCGCCCGCTTTGTTGAGACCTCTGGACTTCGCCCATTCTTTCGCATCTTCGGCGATCTCGTCCTCGGTCGTCCCCCTGAGCCGGTCCCAGTCGGCTTCGGGTATCCCGGCCTCCCGGCCGTATTTCGCCCTCCACTTTTCGAGGTCGCGTTCCGCTTCCAGGGCCGCCGCCCGCTTCTCGGCGGCGGCGTATTTATCCTGGAGTTTCTGAAGTTCGGTCTTGGAAGCCTCCTGGAGTTTGTCGTACTCGGCGGCCTTCCTCCGATATTCTGCGTACTTCGCCTCTTCCTTCCTCTTTTCCTTCGCCAGGATGGAGTTTAGCTCGTCCTGTGTGAAGGTCTTTGGAGGGTCGTTCTCTGGTGGGTTCCCGGAGCCGTTATCGCCTTCCGGTGGCTTGATATCGTCTGTCATAGAATCTTCCCCCGTCATTTACGGCGACGGTTGCCGTATGTGATTATGAGCCGGGCATGAACATTTCGCCCGCGTTCTGAGTTCGGAGCATTTCAAGCGCGTCCTGAAGCGACGCGCCTTCGAGATGGTAGAGCATCCGGAGCGCTTGTTCGTCCCAGATGAGGCCCTGGGACTTGAGGAGCGCCACATTAGCGACCGTCTCCTTGAAGTCCTCGGGGAGGCCGTCTTGCCATTGAATCCCGATCGATTCCAGCTTCTCGGCCCCGGTGGACCCCCGCGCGGCTTCAAATGCCGTGAACGTCTGGAGCTCGGCTCGAATGATGGGATCGACGACGAGCTTGAGCCGGTCCACCTTCTTCAAGGGGACGAAAAGCATCAATCGGAGAGCCGTCCCGGATATTTGGGCTCCGAGTTCAGCAGGCTCAAAACAAGCGGCGCAAGTCTCGGATATGATGTAGAGCTGCCGGATTAGGGCGTCAATTTCGGCGAACGCCCCGGAGAGCTGCCCGTCCCATGTGACGTACCCGGGCGCGGCTTTGCCTTCCTCCACCGCGAAAGCCTTCCGCTTCCCGTCGAAAACCCAGGCCCCCGATTCGGTCTTGATGAACGCACCCGAATCCTCGTTCGCGTAGAACATCGGCTCGGAGTGGACGTCCAGGATCCGCCCTATTCGCGTCAAACGGGCTTCCATCCGCTTGACGATCGAATCCAGGTCTTTGTAATCGTCGATCAGTTTCCCGCTTGAGGTGTGTAAGTTCCGAACCTCAAATATTAGAGGTTGATCGACGCCCGTCTCTTCGATCGTCGGGGCCTCCCCCCCGCCCATGATATAGCCCGAAGCCGAGACGACGTACTCGCGGGTCTCGATTTGGCCGGGGCGGTGGATGCGAACTCGGAGCTTTCGCTGCTGGATGTGATCGACGTATCCGAGATCTTCGAGCCAGGCGACGACGTGCTCTTTGGTTCGCCCGTATTCATCGACGACCCCGAAATATCGGCCGGGGTGGACGACCTGCAGCTTGACCATCCCATCCTCCATATAGCCCTCGATGAAACCATGCCCGAACCGCGACACGTCGATCTGGCGAGCGTGCTGGAGCTTCCAGTATTCGGTTCGGTCGATGAAGGCCGAAAGGTACTTCTGCTTTTTGGATTCGGGGTCTTCGTCTCCGATGGCGCGTGGGATCTCCCCGAACAGGAAGTCGGCCCAGAGCGTCGATATTCGGCGATGTAGGTTGAGGATGAGAATGATTTTGTTGTACTCGGCCGTCTGGCTGGAGAAGAGGTCGAGAAGCGCCCGGAAGACTTTCGTGTGCTCCCCATCGAAAAGGTGTTCGTTCTCTTCGTACCTCTGGAGCCGGTCCTTTTCCGATTCCGGTGGCCAGGGTTGGCCGACGGCGAGCGCGGCTTCAAGATCTCGAATCATATAATCCTCATCTGCCTAAGTTGTTTTGCGGCTTCCCTCGCAGCGTAGCGGTTGCCGTCGCATATATGATCAGGAGATCCCGATCCGCCCTTGATGTACATATCGATTCCTCTCTCTTGCTGCCTCTGATCCCAAAGGAGGTCATTGAACCCCCATATCGTCTTTTCGCATTTTTCGTAAACCTTGAGTTTGCCCGTCGTGAAGAGGGTTGCGATATCTTCCAGGCCCGGCATGATCGCGTTGTCGGCGGCCCGGACGTGCGATAGATGCTGATATTTAGACTGCTTTATCTCGCGGATGAATCCCGCCTCCTCCGGGGGTACCAGGATCTTCGCGGCGACGGGCGATCCGTTCCAGTAGCAAAGCCGGGCGATGTCCTCGATATATTCGTGGTTGACCTTCTGTTTGTGCTCTTTGACCGAATCCCAGTAGAACTCCCGGATGATATACCAGACCCCGCCCGACAAACCCCACAACGTCGCGGCGAAGGGGTTCGCGGTTCCGTAGTCGGCACCGACGAGGTACATGGTGAAGTGGTCCGGAAGAGTCGAGACGACGTAACCCGCCGACGGGTCTGGATCGAAGAATCCGAAGACGCGCCCCTCGGCGGCGACCCAAAGACCCTCCACCCAGCGACGATACCAGATCGTCCCCGGCGCATACATCGATTTGATCCAAGCCTTGTACTCGTCGGAGAGATGGGGGTTGTCCTCCATCGTGAAATGGTAGAGCTTTGCCCGGATGCCCGGATCGTCGGCCCTCTCGACGATCTGACGGTGGAACCAGTGATTAGGGTTTTCGGGGTTCATCGTCATGATCGCTTTGGCCCCCGGGATTCGGAGACGGGACAAGGCCATCATGAAGAACGACTCCGGCCAGGTCGTCACCTCGTCGCCGTACCAGGCGTATAACGTTTTGCCCCTGATCTTAGATTCTGACTTGGAATCGTTGGCCCCGTAGATCCTGATCTTGCGGTCGTAGAGGTAGACGATCCCTCTGCCCCGGTTCTCTGAATACTTCGATCCCAGGAACTCGGCGAGCGGATCGAGGACGTTGGCTTCCAAGGTCCTCTCCGTCTTCCCGATCATGGCGAGCGGATAATGTTTCGGGGTCCTTTCGACGAAGGCAGCCCAAGCCTGTGCGCTGGTGACGGTCTTCCCCGACGAGACGGAGCCCCAAAGGGCGTATAGCTTATGATCTCCATCCAAGAAGTCAAACGCCATCTGGCGGTGCTTTTGCATCACCGGATGATGGGGCATTTTCCAGCCGTCGTAACTCATCGAAAGCGGCTGCGATACTTCCGCGCTCGTCGTCATCGTCATCTGATCCACCAGTCTCTTTCCGTCTTTGTTCCAGGAGCCGCTCCACCGCCGACGTCCACTCCATCATGCCTTTAGGGTATCGGGATCTTGGCAAAATCGCTTTCAGCGTCGAGAGACCTTCATCGAGTAGGGTGAGCCGCTCTTCGGGGCCGAAGGTTGAAAAATCAATCTCCGCGATAGTTTCAGGTTTCGGGGTGGTAACCGTAGGTTGATAACCTTTTTTCGGAGGGCGGCCTTTGCCTTTGCGAGAATACCCTTCCTTCTTCGCGATTCTTGAGACCGTCGGCTTCTTCCCGCCATCGCCTAATCGCTTTGCAGCGATCTCTTCAAACGAAAGCCGTCCCTCTCGGAGATCCTCAATAATAGCGTTTCGGACTTCCGGAGGAAGAGGCGGCGGCATGTCATCAGTTCACCTTTCATGTCTGAATTTGGATTTTCGACCCACAAATCGGCCCCATCGGGCAATGTCCCGCTCGGAAGGTTCCGAAGGCTGGTAGATCTCCCTCGGCCTCATCCCGCACGTAGGACATCCTCCGTTCTGGAGGTCCCAGAAGATTATTTTACGGCAACGAGGACATATAAAATCAAGGATCTCCAGCCTCGCGCCAAAAACGGGCTCCCAGTGGGGAGATGTCGGCGGCGAGGGCTGGACTACCAGCCCCCTGGGGTCTTGCTTACCGTCCGGTGGCCCGACGGGGTTCAGAATCACTGCCTGTATATAACATCGTTACGATATAAATACTTTTCGTCTAAATGCCTCTGTTGGAGGCGGATGGCGTGGCAGCGGCGGCACAAGAGCACGCCGCCACGTCGCCTCATCTCGGACTCGTCCACCGAGCGCATACACCCCCAGCAGTAGGCGATCATTCATGCCCCGGCCAATGGGCCACCGGCTGGCGTTGATAGCGGCGGGGCTTCTTGATGCCGTGGACCTTGCCCCGCCAGTATTGGACCGCCTTGGCATAGCACCCGTTGCCGACGATGTCGGCTATCTCCTGGTCTGTCAGGCCCTCGGCGACTCGGGCCGCCACCCACCGGCGGTCCGTCAGGAGGGGGTATTTCACCCGCCTCGGATATTCTCCGGATGGCATTAGTCTCCCTCGTAGAGATCGTCGATCTCTTGGACGAAGCTCATCACAACCACCTCGCCAGCATCGGGCCGATCAGGAGAAGGCCCGGCTCGACCCCCAGCCTTGCCGCCAGGGGCTCCACACGAGCTCTCCAGAAGCTTTCGTCGCCCTGGTCCATCTCCCGCCGCCCCCGGAGCATCCAGGCCCTCTGAAGGGCCGTAATCTCGTCCTCGGTGACGGGGGGGCGGGAGAAGTCCACCCGGCAGGAGCCGCCTTCGCAGGCGGCGCCGAAATCCGAGAGGGTGGTCATCTCCTCGCCCCCCTCTTTCGCTCGCCCCTCTCGGTCTGGGGCTCGCCGTATTCGATCGAATGGACCCGGCAGTACCGGGACCATGCCATCCTCTGCGACCGGCATCCTTCGATGATGCACTTGTTTGCCGTGTCGATCCGGGGCCTCATTTCTTCCATCCCCATTGCGGCCCGGTGTCCGGGCGCTCCAGCCGTTCGGCGATCTCTCGCAGCTCCCCGTCGATCTTGTCAAATCTGTCCATCTCGTCACCTCACAAAATCCATCGCTTCCATCTTCTTTTGCCAGAGCCAATCGGGGATCTCGATCGTCCCGCCTTCCAGCTTAATCTGGCTTTTTGGGAGCCAATAGCCGATTTTCTTGACGTCCATCCCGTCGGCTACATGGACGACCTCCAGCAGCAGCCCCTTCTCGGTCTCGGCTCCGATCCGGTGAGTCGTCGATACCCGGACGCCTTCCAGGTTGATCGACGCCTTCTCAGTCAGTTGGAATATCACCATTTAGAGCCTCCGCGAAGATGCGCCAGTTTATGCCGCGCCGCCAGACCACTCCCGTTTGGGAACCGTTCCGGACCTTCTGGATTATGCCATCCTCCTTGAGCCGGATGGTATCCCGGCCCCGGGGCGGGTGATTGAGATCCCGCATCCGAAACTCGCCAACGGGCATTTCGAGGACCGCCAAATCAAGTCCCCTCTCTTTCAGTACCTCGGCGTGACGCCGGGCCATCGCCGGATTTCTGTATATTCCACCAGGTCGTGACATATCTCCCTCTCTTTCACATATTTTTAGGCTATAATAATCCAAAACATAGTAAGATCTTACTTTTACTTATCCACGCTTGTAAAGCGCGGACATGTAAACATCTTACTTATTCGCTTTTCTCTCTGTATCTATCCTCCTTCCTCCAACTAACCACCTATCCAAAAACACCCGAAATCACGAGCATTTTGTAGTTAGCTGGAACCCCTTTAGTAAAGGATCGCTCAAAAGTAAAAGTAAGATCTTACAACTTATTCACCAATCTACACCCTCCGATCCTTGCCAAAGTGGAACCTTTGCCCTCGCCAATTCGACGAGATGGTCCCGATAATCCTGAGTAATTCGAACTTGCTTTCCGTTGCCCCGACCCCGCGCCGATTCGATGATGTACTTATCGGGCTGAGCCGAAAGCGATTTGGCAAAATGTGTCATGTTCTGGCGACGATTCTTGCCCATATCGAGAAGCTTTCCTGCGTCCTCGAACGATATCGCCCTTGGGAATCGTTCAAGAAGAAGAGAATCGATTTTCGACAGTCGGCCTTTGGCGATAGCAGAGTTGGAGGGCCGAAGGGTTCCTGTCTCAAGCCGAGATAGCCTTTTCCGGTCTAGCGCTCGTTCCAGCGCCACCTCTTCCCGGAGAGCATCTATCTCGGCTTGCATTGCCCTTCTCATTTCTTCCATATCCGACTTAAGGCTTTCGATGGCGGCCCGTATAACGTCATCAGATTCGCCCAAAACGACCGCCTCTTCACGCGCCCCCGTCCCTCATCGCTTCGGCGAGATCCAGCACCCTTTCAAGACAGTCGCCGATGGTATCGCTTGCATCTCCGAACTTTGCCAGCCGGGCCTTATCTTTAATCCGGACTCGGATCATAGTCGTCTCCATGCTAGATAGCAACGCGCGTATTGCTTATAAAGATAACGGTATCGCGCCATGTGGCAACGCATGTTCCCTGCTATTGCCAATTGCAAGTTCAGGGCGGGGAGTAGTCACTCAGATTCCTCTGCATCCAAATTCATCGCCGCCTCTTCACGCCCCGCCCGCCCTCGCCGGGTTCACGTACGCCACTCCAGTACTTGTGGCGGTATTCCGTTTCTAGCCTCTCGACTTCGACGAACTTTGCAAGAGCCCGGCTAGCGACAGCGATATCCTCCCATTCGTCGGCCTCGGCGATAACATGGCACAGAGCCATCACGATTCGTCGGGTGGTGGGTTCCATCGTCACGCGCCCCCGTCCCTCATCGCTTCGGCGAGATCCAGCACCCGCGCCAAACAGTCGGCCATCGAATCGGAAGCGTTCCCGAAGTTGGCGAGCCGGGCGTGATCGGCCCTATTCACCCGAATGAGTATTTTATCATCTGACATCAAGGATAGTGAGCCCTCAAAGTATTAATATCTTATCCTTCGGTTTATGTCGTAAACTACTTATATAACGAATACAACTAAGGGATATGGCGTGTCGCGTCGAGTCGAGTCAGGTCCGGTCGTGGCAGTCGCGTCGAGTCAGGTCGGGTCGGGTCGGGTCGTGGCAGTCGAGTCGCGTCAGGTCATGTCGAGTCGCGTCGAGTCCAGTCGGGTCCGGTCGTGGCAGTCTAACCAAAATGGAGTTGAGAAAAAGTGGCAGCAAAAGCAAAAGCGCCCGCCCAGAGCGGGCCTATAACCCTGAAAAGGATCGAGTTGGAAACGGTTGTCGTCCCGATCGTGGGGACCTCTGAGCTGATCGTTCACAAGTGGAGCGATAAAGCCAAGCGCCAGATGCTAGACAAGCAGATGAAACCGGGGACCAGATCAAAGAAGGAAGCAAAAGACCCGGTAGCCGACTACGAGGCGTCGAAATATAAGACGCCCGAAGGCAAAGATGCGATGGTGACGACCGCCTTCAAGAAGGCGATGGTTGACGCCCTCCGCTACTTCGACGGTGTGAGTATGGTCCTGGGAAAGACCGCCTTCTTTGTAGAGGGCGAGTACGTCGAGCTGGAGGGCGAGCCCCGGATGAGAGAAGACATGGTGAGGCTGGACGGCGGTGGGTCTGCTGACATCCGATACCGGGCCGGGTATCCTGAATGGAAGACGAAGCTCACCATCACCTACGCAAAGGATATCCTCACTATGGAGTCGGTCCTGTCCCTGGTAGAAGCAGCGGGACAGACCCAGGGCGTTGGCGAATGGAGGCCGTCGTCCAAGAAGACCACCGGTCCCTTCGGTCGGTTCACGATCGACACGTCCCGGAAAATTGAGGTGATCACTGCATGACCAAAATGGTATATGCCTGGAGAGAGGGGCGGAGCGCCAGCCCCTACCTTTCCAACGTATCCCCCCAGGTGGTCGGTGAAGAGCTGGAGAAGGTCCGAGAACAGGGGGGGGGGATGATCTTTCCCCGTGCCGTCATCGATCACGCCCGACCATCCGACTCGCCCCTCCATTCATGCTTTGAATGGAACGACACGGAAGCCGCCGAGAAGTTCCGAATCGTCCAGGCGAGGGGGGTCATCAAGTCTGTCGAGATCGTCGAGATCAAAGGCAAACCACTCCCCTCCCCCATCGTAGCCAACGTCAGCGTGACGCGCCGGGCCGTTGTGCCGGGCGATCCAAGGATCAGGTATTATGAGAGCACTCCTCTCGCCCTCCAGGACCCGGAGCTTCGGGACCAGGTACTCCAGAAGGCTCTTAGGGAGCTGGAATCCTGGCGGGAACGATACGACGCCTTTACCGAGTTCAGTCTGGTCTTCGGCTCGATAGAAGCCATCCAGAAAAAGATAAGATCTTCAGCCTGATCTTATCTTTTCATGGCGGTCGGGTCAGGTCGTGTCGGGTCCGGTCGAGTCGAGTCGTGTCAAGGCAGTCGGGTCCGGTCGGGTCGAGTCATGTCTCGTCACGTCGAGTCAAGTCAAGGCAGTCGCGTCGTGTCGTGTCATGTCACGTCGTGTCGCGTCTGGTCGTGGCAGCCGTGGCGTGTCTTGCTGCCACTATTCTATTTTTATGATTCAAAAAAGAACGTGCTCTGAATTGTGATCTCACATTTCGCGCCACATTTATCGCGCCATGACTCAAAAGAATGAGTCACCGCGCATTCGGAAAAGCACGCGTGCATTCATGGCGCGAAGTCCTCCAGCGTCGCCGGGGGCCTCTCCGCCGCCGCCAGTCTAGCCTCGGCGATCTCGACGTACTCAGGCTCAAGCTCGATCCCGATATATCCGAATCCCTCCTCTTTCGCGGCGACGAGGGTCGTACCCGATCCGGCGAATGGGTCCAGGACCGTCCCGCCTGGGGGGGTGACGAGCCGGACTAGGTAGCGCATCAGCTTGAGGGGCTTGACCGTGGGGTGGTGGTTTTGGCGATGGGTTTTGCCTCGGAGATATGGGTTGTCAATCGGGGTGTTTCGTCCATCGTCTGTGATCCGATCTGGCATCCCCTCCAGCCCCCGGTTCCGTTCGGCCCGGCTCGCCTTCGCTACATATACGATCGGGTCCGGGTCTATCTGGAGGAAGAAGCGGGCGGCGGTGCCTTCTCTATCATGCCATGTATGTTGCCCCCCCTTCAACCCGAACATACCACCCGGATCAGCTGATACTTTACCGCGGCCTTCTACAGAACCGCCGCTCTTCAGATGCCCCGATTGCTCCGCTATGAGCCGTACCGCACATCCTTCGACGCAGTCCTCCCCTCGCCGAACGCACCCCGGCGCGTGGCCGAGGATGAGGTTCGCAGGCCAGCGGCCAGAAGGGTTCTGGACGAACTCCGACCGATTCGTGTCTTTATATCCGCTTGGATATGTTCTGTTTTTTTGAACATGCCGGCCAGACGAAAGGATATCTCCCGTCCCGATCCGGCACCCGTCCACATTCACCGCGCCGCAACCCCACCGGAGGACGTTCGCCGCAACCGTCTTCTCTGATAACGGTTTGCGAGCCATCACGATCGGTTCATGGGCGGGCTTAAGAGCGGTCCCCCACCCGTCCCATTGGCGGGCGGCATCGGTGGCGGGGGCGGTGATGTCGACAGTTTTGCGGCTACCATCCGCTGGCAATGCGGGACCGTTTGCATATTGACTACCTCTGCCACCTGTTGCATTATTCCCCCAAACTTCTGATTGCCCTATCACGTCCCGCTCGGCCCCAGCCGCCCGGTCGATCGCCTTCGACACGTCCAGACTTTTCGGGAATCCTGATCCATATACCCAAGAGATACAGTCCCTGATCTCGAGTCCCGCGTCCTCGATCGCGCAAGCCAGCCGATGATAGGTCCGAGTCCCTCCGAACGCCAGCAGATAGCCGCCGGGCTTCAGGACGCGCCACGCCTGCCTCCAGACCTCCTGATCGTAGGCTATCCCTGACCCATCCCATTTCTTTCCCATGAACCCCAGCTCATAAGGCGGATCACAGACGATCGCGTCGATAGAGTTCTCCTCCATTTCGGCCATCCGTTCACGGCAATCTCCCTGTAATATCATCCGAAGCCCTCCAGCGTCGCCGGGGCCTCGAAGCTAAACAGGCTTTCCTGTTCATGATTCTTAAGCCCGGTGTCCACATCGCCGTATATCGATTTGATATTTTTGGGATCACCCTTATAAAATACCAGAACGTTCTGGTGAGTCTTCCCAAGCTTCCGGTATCCCTGAAACTGCTTATTCACCCGGATAGGGAGCGACCCCACCGACGTGATCAGGACGGCCTCATTATAAAGGGTCGCCCCGGCGTCCTGGAAGGCTTCGATGGTATCCCCCACGAAGTTACGATAGAAGCCCCGCCGATCCCGGATATCCCCCACGACAAAGCAGGCGAATCGATCCGGCTTCAGCATCCCCACCGACGCCGCGACGATGCCCCGATAGGTCTTGAGGAAGCCCTCATAATCCATGGTGGATAAGTCGCGGGGGTCGTCTGAGTATCTTTCGAGGTCGAAATATGGAGGACATGAAAAGATGAGATCGTACCGACCGGGGGCGATGGCGGCGATGTCCTGGCTATCCCCGGCGATCCATCTGGGGTGGGTTCCGCCGTGTTTAATCGTGTCATTGTATCGAAGCTTCCGCCAGCTGTCCTTTGGCATGTATGAAACGAGGTCCCCGCCGCCTGCGTCGAAATGATCGCATATCCGCCCCGCCTCCTCGTCCCCGAAAATACGATCGAGAGACGCTCGGAAAGCCCGATACGCTGGAATCCTTTCTCCCTGGTTGTAGCATTTCAAGAGCTTATATCGGTTACGTACTATCAAGGTGTTATTATCATTTAGCGTAAATGGGGACGCGATGCACCCGAAGGGCTTGTCTGTGGTAAAATGGAGTCCACACAGATCCTCGTCCGTCTTAAATGGGCATCGCCCGGAAGTTTCAAGCAGGCCGCCTTTTATAGACCCGCCCCGGCCCCGGATCGTCTCCTCCTCGTCTGGGTGGATGGTTATGATGGTCCCGCTAGGCGAGGTAGATGATTGACAGCAGCTCGCGTGACAAACTGATCGGATATAATCCGGATCGCATCCATGAAACGGTGTCCTGGCCATCGCGGCCGATACCTTGATCTGGATCTTTCCATTATCAGACGGAGGACATTTCAACCCTATAAAATCCCATTGATCCTTATTCGCGGCTATCTGCTCCGGTCGGAGATCGACGCCGGTGTACTGGAAGCCCGTCAACGCCGCCACGATGCCCCGGACGGACCCGCCCGCGAAGGGGTCGAGGACATGGCCGCCGGGGGGCGTGAACCATCGATATATCAACTCACAGAGGACGGGATCAAATATCGACGTGCCGCTCTGTGGCTGAGCCGCAAGAATCTTGCGGCTCACTTCGTCTAATTCGTCATCGGGCCGATTGCCCGTCACCCAAGTCAATCGATCGCCTATCGGCCTCCCCGCGCCGTCTCCTCTCTCCCGGTGGGAGTAATCGCACGCGGGACGAGGACTCCCACCGGGAGACGCGTTCTTATAGTGGCTTCTGGCTTGCTCGGAGAAGCCGAGCAAGCCATTTTTATATTTTTTCGAGCCGTCGAATCCTATCTCCCCGTTTTGGCGGCTTATCGTGGCGGCGTCGGAATAGACATGCACACCGACGCCGCCACGTCCTATCTCGCTCTTGATCCCCTTCGCCAACCAGAACCTCTTCCTCTCCTGCCAATAGCCCTGCCGGGCGTCGAGGACGGAGAACGGCGGCATCACGAATTTATCGGATAACGTTCCCACGGCTGTCCACCTCGTCGATCTTCAGGACCATCGGCGACTTGAGCGCCCGGACTCCCTTGATCCAAGCTTCCGATAGGCTTTTCGCTTCGACTTCGACGGTATCGATAGATTCCTGTGAAGTGTAGATCTTCACGGCGTATATCATCCCAGCCCCTCCAAATACTCGATCATGGCCAGCCGTGCCTCCCTTTCGGGATCGGCGGCCCCCAAGATCCGTATCTCCGGGATGCCGATGCTGACCGTGAACTGCATCCCGTTCGGTCCCTCGAATAGCTCCGCCGCGCCGGTGATCCGGCCCTCGGCGGCGTCGATCAGCCGGGCCACGATCTCCTCATTCGACACCCGTCGCCCCTCGGCGGCGGAGGCCCGGCGGCGGATCTCCGCGATCCGGGCTCGCGTCTCCTGGGAGACCTCGATGTACGGCGAGGAGGGCATCAGGGGGCCCCCTCTCGACTCCTCTGGGGGCTCACTGGCCCCCTTCGATCTCGTTCAGCCTGTGGCACATCTTCGAGTCCAGCTCCTCGATTTCATCGTCCTCGAACTGGAGGTAGGGCATTGCCTGTAGGATCGCTTTCGATCTCCTCACGATGATTTCGATGAGAGCCTGTTCAGAGCCCAGCTCGTTCTTTCCCTCGATCTTTCCTACCTCTCTGATCGCCATCTGCGAGATCTCGCAGATCTTCATCAGGCTTTCCAGGGTTTCTGTCGTGGTTGGTATCATGATTTTGCACCTCTCAGGGCTTCGCGCCCTACAATACCTACTAGTACCTATGAGGATATATACCTTTCGGTCGGAATACCCATTCGAAACAAAAGAGAGGTGTTGGCGGCCCCGGTTGGCATCTCCGAGCCGCCAGGTAAAGGAGGGCATTCTATGGCGCTCCATCATTATGATTCGGGCGAGGTTGCCCTCGCCACAGGTTCGGGTCTGGCGGTTCCCGCTTAGGGGGTTTAAGATGAAGGGAGTGAATCTTCAGAATATAGCGCCGCCGCGCCGCGAACCAATTCGGCCCGGACTTCATCGGCTCCGGGCCAGTTCAGGGTAAAGGGGCGGGACGGTCTGACGCGCCCCGCTACTCCGATATGGGGCTTCGATCGCATTTATATCTTTCGGTCGGAAAGACGGAAAGGCTTAAATACCAGGCCGTCCTATAAGAAGGTATGTCGGAAAGACTAATAGACGGCCTAACAGTGAAGCTCCCCCAAAACGTGCGGGGAGCCCTCAAAAACATGGCGAGGGACAACGATAAGTCGATGAGCGAAGTCGCCCGCGAATATATCATCGACGGGCTGAGAAATGATGGAGTTGAGATCTAGTGGCAATAGACGTAGCTTTCGTCCGGACGATGATCCCCCCGGCGATGCCCGGAGAGATCGCGTTCAACATCGCGAAGAGCCTCTCCTATCTGGAACAGATGGAAAGCCGAGAACAGGGAGACCCCCGCCAGATTCAGGCAACGATCTACAGCCTCATGGCGACGATCGAGGTCTATCGCCTCGTCGCCGAGACGGCCCGGGGGGTGAGGTAGATGCTCCGTCCGCGGCGCAGACCCGCGCGGGAGGGCGCCCGGTATTGCCCCGCGTGCGGCCGCGTCCTCGATGAGGAGGACTCCTACTGCCCATGCGAGACAGAGGAGTCCTCCTCATGAATCGTATCGAGGAGCTGGAGGCCGAGGTCGCGCGGCTCCGGGAGAGGATGAGATGCTGCGCATCGTGTAAGTGGATGTCACTATCGTGGGCGGATCGGATACTGTTGGGATGGAGCGCCGCGATATGCCGCCACCCCAAAACGAGGCGGGTGCACCGAGATCCGGTGTCGGGCCAGATCATCGGCCGGGCCGCGAGCTGTAGCCTCGTTCGTCAGGGGCGGCTGTCGTGGATCGACGGCGATTCGTGCGGCCCCGAAGGCCGCTGGTGGGAGGCGAAGGGATGATCTCCGCCGCCATCACCGAGGCCCTGGAGCGGATACGGGCTCGGGAGGGGCAGCCCGGATACGAGGGGCCAAAGATCACCAGCTACATCAGAAACGTCGCCGCCATACAGTACCTGATGGTGCGAGGCGGCGGTGACTTCATGCCGAAGGTGACCGAAGATGCCATCGTCGGCGCTGTGGGCCGAGCCTGCATAAAAATGGGATGGGGGAGCACAAACAACGGCGAGTCCGCAGACGGATATCAATATGCGATCATGGAGCCGGGAAAAAGCGACGATTGCATAGCCATCAAGTGCAGCCCGTCCGCCGCCCTCGCCGCTCTCCTCGCGTGGGAGGCCGCTATCGGAGGAGGTGAGAAATCAGATAGCAGTCGAGACTCTAAGCTTGACGGAGTGAGGGGATAGCGCCCCTCGCCGCTATTTTTGGATCGCCGCAAGGATCTTGGCCGCCTTCACTTTTCCGATTTTCGGGACTGTGAGGAGCTTTTCCATCAGGTACTCGTCGGGCACCGCTCCGGGCGGATGCTCGCACCAAAGGGCGGGCTCAATCCCTGCATCGATCATGTTCCGGGCCAGCGTCGGCCCCACTCCCGGCAAACACATTAGCATGGCTTCTTGAGTTGATTCGCATTTCGGCATGGGGAGATGGATATCACCCTCCAAGTAGGCCCGCGACTCCCTGACAATTTGAGAAATATTCCGCCGCATCGCCCACTCCTCCGGGACCTCCAGCGTCATCGGAGGCATATCGAGAGGCGATTCGCCGAAAGCCACATCGACACCCGACGCCTTCAGAGCGGCGATACCTCGCCGGATCATGGCCTCGGCCTGCGCCCGCTCCCTGGGATTCCTCCATCCCGCCCCCGTCACTGCGGGCAACGTCCTCAGGACGTCCCCCAGAGACCCCAGGACGGCGACTTGGAGCGGGTAGGGACATTGCCTGCGCTGGGAGGATATATGGCCGTTCTGGAGGCTCTGAGCGAAGTCTGCGGGCATCTTCAGCTCGACGGCCCGATACTTCCTGATATATCGAGCTTCGGCGTCTTCCATTCGCCTCACGTCGGGGCCACTAGTCCATTCAGCCGAAAAGATCAGATCCACCTCCGCATCACCGAAGGAAAAATCGTACTCGTCCGGGTGCCGGGCGATATACTCGGCGAGGGCGAGGTGGCGATCGGTCCCGCGCTCGCCGGGGGCCATGAGAATGGAGATCATTCTTCGTGCCTCCGAAAGTCGATCAGCGTCGCGGAGTAGGTCGATGGCGGACTTCATCGCCCCGCCTCCCGCTCGGCCTCCAGCGCCGCGATGTATGCCGCCAGGATCGCCTCGGCGGCGGTCTCGCCGTATCCATCTTGCGAAATCGAGCCGGTTCCATCCCAAAAAATGGTGGCCTCATATTTCACATCGAAATATGAGGTACATCTGACCTCAAAAAACAGAAATCGGTCGTCTGCCGCGATCGCGTCCTGGATGACGCCCTGGATGATGTAATGTCCTAGCGGCGATCTCGGGTATACGACCAAACCTAACACCTTGTCTACACGGCTCCACGTCTCCGGGTCCAGCTCTTTCAGCTTCGCGAGAAGCTCACTCATCGATTCTGTCATGATCTCCCTATTATGGATCGATAGATATATATACCTTCCCCCTAATTAGGATATATGAACCCTGAAGATACCTTCAGTGCGGAGGTCTACATGGGCCGGGTTACGATCCCCGCCAACATCCGCAAAAGGTTTGGGATAGAGAACGGGGACGAGGCAGTTCTAGTAGTTCTAAAGAAGGTGGAGAGATGACCATAGAAGAGACCATAAAACAATTCATCGAAGACGTAAACGCCGAGTTCGGCTCGGACCTCGCCATAGACAGCCAGGGCGGGGATGGGGAGATATCGATCAACTGGCCCGGACACGGCCACATCTACGTAGACGCCAAAACCGGCGAGATCCTGGGGAAGACGAAGCTCCAGGGGGGACTGGTAGACAAGCTCCGGGGCGCTCTGGGGGGCAACGTCCCCGCCGTTCCGGGGCGAGGCGGCCAGATCCGACCCGCCAGCAAAGCCGCTCAATCCCTCCGAGAAATCCAGGACGAGGAGGCCGTCGCCTTCGTCGTCGATAGAAAATCAGGGAAGAAGGCCCCCACCGCCGCCCTCATCTCCAGAGCGGCCAACGCCGAGGGCCTGAGCTTCGAAGTGCTGGACTACGACCACCGGCGCGACTTCGTGAAGGTGGCGATCCGGGCGACGTCCCCGGAAGGCCGGTATAATGACGCCGTGGTATCGGTTTATAAAGATGAATACCTCGCTCCCTACGCCTGGGAGCTGGTGCAAAACAACTGTCCGTCGGCGGTAGAGGCGGTTGACCCGGAGACGGGGATGCCGATATTCCGGGAGGGGGCAACTATCCGAGTCCCGAAGAGCCGGGATGGTTCCAGGCTCTATGAGGAGGTTCCGGTCATCCTGTGGCTCGCCCAGAAGCTCGCCGCCCGGTGGCTATTCGCGCCCCGGAGCTGCGAGACGAAAGCCAAAGCCAGAGCCGCTAAGCAACTTCTGAATACTGACGCTGCCCCAACGAGCTGGCAGGAGCCCGAAGAGATCGCCGACGAGGAGATGGAGTCATCACTGGTAGAGGGCGAGGTGGTGAGCTGATATGTCTCTCGAAGAGATAGCCGAGGAGACGCCGCTCGTCTTCGCGGCATGGGTGGCCGAGATGGAGGGGACGACATGATCCGCCTCCCCCTTTTGGCCGCGCTCCTCCTCGTCGTCGGTGGAACGGCGGAGTGGTCCCTCGCCACCGGCATCGCCCCTGAACCGTTCACGAGCGATCGGCTCGCCGTCGACGTGGCCCGGCTCGCCGGGGGCAACCTGACTCTCGAAGAGTGGGTCGTCGTCCTCGCCCTAGGGCATGGCTACAACGTCACCATGGACGGAATAGTGACGTTGGACGACGGGGAGCGGATCGATATCTCCGCCCTATACATCGTGGTATCCGGTCCCATCGAAATATCCCTGGAGCACGCCCCCCACAAAAATGATGAATCACCACCATATAGCCGAGCCGCGCGTTGGTACTTTGGGCTCGTACTCGATCACGAGTCGAATCTTGGCACACCCGCAATAATTGTACAATGATACCCCAAACTGAAGTGCCCTGATCGCGGCTGCCGTCCAAGGCTGTCCAGTGGAGGGGTCAGTCGTCCACTCCTGGGTATAATTGACCCAGGCTTTCGTCGCGTCAATCTCGGCACCGTAGTATAGTGTCGAGTTTATCAGAAGCGTTCCCTTGGCCCAACTGGGCGAGTAACCGCCGTCGTTCAGTTGGAGTATCAAGCTGACTTTCGATATAGACTTCGCCTCGAAGCCAGCTAATCCGGCGTCGTAAGTGTCGGTATACCACACATCGTCGTACCAACAATCGACGTACGTTGAGGTAGATTCGTCAGCGACGAGCATGTAATTAGTAGAGCCCCCCATAGGGTAACACTGCGTATAAGCGCCCGGTCCGACGGGTGCGACGGTAAGTGTCTCCACTCTACATCACCCTCGTCGGTACCCTGACCTCGAACGACTCCACGAGGAAGTCGCTAGTGAGATTATTCGAGCTGGGCGCTATCCTCGATATCGCCAGCCTCACCCTTTGACCGGCAGACCAACCAAGGGAGCTGACGGTCGCCGTCCAGGTGTAGATGACGGGCCGGTTCTGGGTGGCGTTGCAGGCTAGGTCGCCTGAGTCGCTGGCGGTCGAGTAAGCAGTATCGACAGACCCTGCGCCGCTCGACAGGACCAACTGCTTCACCCTGAACTTAACGTTCTTGCCGGCGGCCGCCGTCTTGGCCCACCCCACGAGGGCGAACGTTATGGTTCCCCCAGTGTTGATGTCGGCCGGCACCACGAAGGCCGGCGCCTGGGCCGTCTCCTCGGTAGTGTCATCGAATGCAAGCGTAACCACCGCCTGGTTCGTCCCATCCAATAGGTATTCCTCGGGCGAGTTGGCGGCGTCAAGGTTGAATGCGGTGGGCGGCAGCACGAGGATCCTCGTGCTGTAGAGATACGTCCAGGCCGGATCGTCTGCACCCATCGACAGAACGGAGTACTGGGAGCCTTTGGCGAGCCTGGCGGCGTCACCGGATCCCCGGTATAGCAGGTCTCCCCGGGTCGTGAGGATCTGGTTCAGAAGGGTCGCCAGGGTGGCCCAGGCCGGATCGTCTGCACCCATCGACAGAACGGAGTACTGGGAGCCTTTGGCGAGCCTGGCAGAAGTTCCGTCCGAGCGGTATAAGAGATCTCCCCTTGTGGTCAGGATCGTATCTAGTATCGCCGCCGGAGTCGAAACCCCTCCGAACAGAGGCCGGTCGTCCCGGTAAATGTAGCTGTTGGAGCCGTCGTCGGCGTCATCGATATGAACCGATCCCACCCGATGATAGACCAGGCAGATCGGGACGGTATTCGCGACGAGAGC